CGCCGGACGTGTAATATGGGGGAACGTGACTATCAATAATCCGAACCCAAAGGCAGAGCATATCGGTCGAGTGCAGTTGAGCCGCATTGCAAAAGCGATTGGTATGACTCAGTTACCAAACGATGAGCAGGAACTCGTCGGTAGCGATGTCAAGATCAAGACTGGTATCCGAGCCGCGACCGAGCAGTATGCCGCGACCAACGACGTTAAAGATTGGAAGCCAGTTTCTGGGGGATCTAAAATGCCGCCGGTGACTAAATCTGACAGTAACGCCGCCGCACCTTGGGCAAAATAAAATGAGGGCTCCGGCCCTCTTTTTTTAAGGAATCGAATGAGCAAAATTGTAGAACTGATCGACGAGTACCATCGCAAAAACACAGACACACAGCGTGGGCATCTTGGCGGGTCAATCCTCGGTCATGCGTGCGAGAGATACCTCTGGTATATGTTTCGCTGGACGTTTAAAGAGCATTTCTCTGGGCGCATGAGAAGGCTATTTAGGCGCGGTCAGTTAGAGGAACGAATCATTGTTTCTGATCTACGCAAAATTAATATTGATATTCGCGAGGTTGGCGACAATCAATCGCGAGTAGATTTTGGCAGTCACGTTAGCGGATCGATTGATGGAGTGATCTATCGAGGCGTCCCAGGTCACGAGGATGAGAAGTTTATTGCTGAGTTCAAGACGCACAACAAGAGATCGTTCGACGCCGTTGCCCGTAAAGGCGTGCAAGAAACAAAGCCACAACACTATGCGCAAATGCAGTTGTATATGCTTGGCAAAAAGATCCATAAAGCGCTGTACGTTGCTGTCTGCAAAGATAATGACGAGATGTATACAGAAATAGTTGATTTCGATGAGCAGTTCGCTGAACGATTGCTAAGGAAGGGCGAGCACATTACGTTGTCGCACGAGGCGCCACCAAAGATATCTGACGATCCAAGTTGGTTCGTCTGCAAGCAATGCCCAGCCAAGCATATCTGTCACGATAAAGAGCCCACCAAGCAGATTAACTGTAGAACTTGCGATCATGCCAGACCACAACCGAACGGCACATGGAACTGCGCTCGCTTTGATGCTGAGGGCATACCAGAGGATTTTCAGCGTAAAGGATGTGAGTCGCATGTATTGCACAAAGATGTCGTTCCGTGGACGAGACTAGACAGCGATGATCCGAAAGAAGCCGTGTACGAGATCAAAGGCAAGTTTATTCGTAATGGCGAAGGCGATGCAAATACGTTCGCAAGTATCGAGTTGGTGAGCAATTTGGATGCGTGCGTGAATCCAGATCCAGATGTTATGGATATTAGATTTCAATTTGGAGGCAAGATAACAGGATGAAAGTCTTAGATCTATTCTCAGGAATAGGTGGATTTAGTCTTGGTTTAGAACGTGCTGGATTTGAGACTGTTGCATTCTGTGAAGTAAATAAAAAATGCCAAGCCGTACTAAAAAAGCATTGGCCTAACGTTCCTATATTCGATGATGTATCAAACTTGAATGGAGAAGACATTGGACAAAAAGTTGACGTTATTTGTGGAGGATTCCCGTGCCAAGACATCAGCGTTGCAGGATCGGGAGAAGGACTTGCTGGGAGACGATCTGGACTTTGGTCAGAATTCCACAGGCTCATCAAAGAAATCAAGCCCAAGTATGCGATCATCGAAAACGTTAGCGCCCTTCGATCTAGAGGACTGGATCAAGTGCTCAGGGAAATCTCTGAGATCGGGTACGATGCGGAATGGCATTGTATACCCGCATCAACCGTTGGCGCACCTCACCGCAGGGATAGAATTTGGATTTTGGCCTACGATAAAAGAAATCAAACGGATGTGGCCTACACCATCGACGAGAGACCACAAGGGTGGTTATATAGGTGGGCGTATCAGAAACGGGAAAGTGAGTTGGGATACCTTGGACGTAGCAGTACAGCATACGGACAACAAATCGAAGACCAATGGGCAGTTGAACCCAACGTGGGTCGAGTGGCTAATGGGATTTCCGGCAGAATGGACAGACTTAAGCAACTCGGAAACGCAGTAGTGCCACAAATCCCAGAACTAATTGGAATGGCAATAATGGAAAGAGAGGCAACAGGATGACTATCAAAACTATTGAAGCAACACTCGCAGAGCGTCACGGGCATTACGGCAAATATACTGAAGTGGCCAAGATAAGCCAGATGTTAAAAAAGATTGTTAAGGAATCGCCAAACTACAAGTTCATGCCCCCGATTATGAAAGAGTCGCTCGACATGATCTGTAACAAAATGTCGCGCTTATTGTCTGGCGGTAACTTCTATTTGCATGACACATGGCACGATATTGGTGGCTATGCAAAGTTGGTGGCTGATGAACTGGAAAGAATAGATCAAATAGAGATCGAGGATTAGTCATGGAAGATAGAGAAAAGATAATGACCGTGGTTAGTCTTGGAGTTGGAGTCCAAAGCTCTACTATGGCTTTGATGGCCGCCAAAGGTGAATTACCAATGCCTGACTGCGCTATATTTGCGGATACCGGCTATGAGCCAGACCACATATATGAATATTTAGAATTTTTAAAAAAAGAACTTCCGTTCCCGATACATATTGTTGATAACGGGAACATAAAAGACGACATGGTTAAGGCCATTGACAATAAGGAAAGATATCCAGGCCCACCATTCTTTATTCAAGATTCTGACACCGGCGAAAAAGGAATGTTGCGTAGGTATTGCACCGCTGACTACAAGATTCTTCCAATAAGAAAAAAAATTAGAGATTTATGTGGTGTTGGTTTTGGAAAAAGATTTCCAAAAGATAAATATGTAGAACAGTGGATTGGGATATCCACAGATGAAATACAAAGAATGAAGCCTAATAGAGATAAATATATTGAAAACAGGCATCCATTGATAGAAATGAATATGAACAGACAACAATGCTTAATTTGGATGAGCAAAAATAATTATCCGTTGCCACAAAAGTCTGCGTGTATTTGTTGCCCATATCATGATGACACAACATGGGCCACCATGAAAAGAGAACGACCAATGGAATTTGAAGAGGCCGTTTGGTTCGACAAAAAAATTAGAATCGGATTAGGTAAATTAAAAAACAAAGTGTATCTGCATAGATCATGCCAACCTCTTGATGAAGTTGAGTTTAAAGAGAAAGTAGACAATCAAATGGACATGTTTGATGAAGAGTGCGAAGGAATGTGTGGCCTTTAAATGCTCCGCAAGTACCAGAAATTAGCAATTGATTACTTATATGAATGGTTCCGCTCTAACAAATACGGCAATCCTTGCATTGTATTGCCTACTGGTAGCGGAAAATCTCATGTAGTAGCCGCCATATGTAAAGACGCCATAGATAACTGGCCTGAGACTCGCGTTCTCATGGTTACGCACGTTAAGGAACTGATCGAGCAGAACGCTGAAAAAATGTTACTTCATTGGCCTAAAGCGCCATTGGGCATTTACTCAGCAGGAATCGGGCGTAAAGAGGCCCATCAGCAAATCACGTTCGCTGGAATACAGTCTATCAGGAAAAAGGCCCACGAAATAGGTCATATTGACTTGATGATCGTCGACGAGGCGCATTTGATATCAACAAATACTGACACCAGTTACCGCAAATTGATCGATGCGCTTAAGATCATCAATCCGGCGATGCGTGTGATTGGCCTTACGGCGACGCCGTACCGACTCGGCCACGGCATGATTACAGATAAGCCAGGAATCTTTGACGATATCATCGAGCCGACCAGCATCGAGGCGTTGATCGCTGACGGATATCTCGCGCCATTGAAATCAAAACTGACGGATACAAAACTCAGCGTCAAAGGCGTTCATAAACGTGGCGGCGAATACATTGAGAAAGAACTACAGGCCGCCGTGAACAAGTCACATAAGAACGACGGCGTTGTTCGAGAGGTCATCAGGTTAGCCGGCGACCGAAAGGCATGGTTGTTTTTTTGCGCTGGCGTAGAGCACGCTATGGCGATCAAAGACTTACTGATCGAGCATGGCGTTGTCGCTGAGTGCATCACCGGAGAGACGCCAAAGAAAGAGCGGGAACGCATCATTGACGAATTCAAGTCTGGGCGAATTAGGGCGCTCACAAACGCCAATGTGCTCACCACTGGCTTCGACTATCCAGACATCGACTTGATCGCCATGCTGAGGCCCACGATGAGCGCTGGACTGTATGTGCAGATGGCTGGGCGCGGCATGAGAGTCAAAAGCCATACGGATCACTGTTTAGTTCTAGACTTTGCCGGCATCGTGCAAATGCACGGGCCGATCACTAATGTTCAGCCGCCTAACAGGGCAGGACAAGGAACTGGTGAGGCTCCCGTGAAGGTGTGCCCAGAGTGCGCAAGTCTTTTAGCGCCAGCCATAAAAATTTGCCCAGACTGCGAATACGAGTTTCCAAAGCCAAAAGAAAAACTAATGCGCCTGCACGATGTGGACATAATGGGCAAAAAAGGCAGTGTGTTCGGAGTGCATAGTTGGTATTGGTCAAAGCATATTTCCAAGGCTAGTGGCAAAGACATGATCAAGGTTCAATACTATTCTAAGTTATTGAGCGATCCGAACATATCAGAATATTTTCCAATCACCCACGATGGATTCGCCGGCCAAAAAGCGCGAATGATATTGGCCGAAATAGCGAGCAAGGCCGGAGTCAAGAATTTTTTTGTTTCAGACATTGATGAAATATGCCAAGTTATGAATGGAGGAATGAGGCCAAATGAGATATCCTACAAGAAAGAGGGCAAGTTCTACAAAGTCACAGGCAGAGAATGGTAGGACAGAACACGTTGAGCAACGAGAGTTTGTTAGTTGGTTCAGAAAAACTTATCCTTATATACGGATAATCGCAATACCAAACGGCGGGCAAAGAAATATAGTCACGGCCGCACGACTGAAGGCGGAGGGCGTAGTCCCAGGCGTCCCAGATCTTTTTATACCCGCTTGGCTCTTATGGATCGAGATGAAAAAGATTAAAGGCGGATCTGTGTCACAATCACAGAGGGATTGGCACAATTATTTACATTCTATAAACCAAAGTGTTATTATCGCCAAAGGCTTTGAGGATGCTAAGTCACAATTGCAGGATTTTGAAGAGGGAATGGAGATTAAATATGGCGGAACAGAATCTGACTAAAAAAATGAGATCGGCTGAAAACATTCGGTCGCACAGAATAAAACTTAAACTTAGCCAACAACAGCTGGCTGTGATGATGGGCGTTAGCCGTCGAACAATTGGCAACTGGGAGGCTGGTGCTGACTTACCGTCAGACGTCAACAAACAAAAACTTGAGCAATTGTTCTATACTGGAAGGATCGAGCAAGATCAGATTTACCTCGATCCCGAGCGCAATGCGCTACTATTTAGCAAAATAAGTTGGATAGGCATTGGCGGCATGCTGTTAGGATGCGCCGCGTTATTTGCTATGTTCTATTTACTCGCTGGAATGTATGGTTAGTTTCAACCTTAGAAAACATAACAAAAGAATAAAACATATCAAGTTCGGCCCGTACTATTTGGTCGCACTAGATAAAGTGAAGGACGGAGAGCCATTGTTCACGTTTATCGACGGCAAGACGTACAAGGCGTCTGAGGCATTGTCATTAGCGAGGAAATATGGCTATAATGATGTGGAGCGGGTTTACGAAGCTTTCAATTCGCTTGGTTAACATGTTTTTTTCATATTTCTCCTTCTTAATGGCCCACTGATTGTGGGCCTTTTTTTAAGGCCGGAAACAGTCCACCTCCAAGTCACAAGTCTCAAAGTGACGATCCATCTCAGCATCGATAATAATGTACTCTCTAACGGTCTCTAAGACCGTCTCAGGCATCATCGCCGGACATTCGTAGGTAATGTTATAAACAGGCGCTGACGGCTCTTCTAGCTTGTCTATGATCTTCTTAGCCGCCATGAGAGAGCATCCCGAGCATACCAGCGCGAGACATAGTACGCCCGAGATACGAAAGAACGTCATTTCTTCTTTTTTGAGGCCTTACGTTTTACTGCATATGCTATGGCAACAGCTTGCTTGGGAGGTTTGCCTGCCTTAATTTCGGCCTCGACGTTCTTTTTAAAAGCCTTCTTCGACTTACTCTTAACGAGTGGCATTATTTTTTCTTAGCAACTGGGACTTTTGTCTTAGTCATAGCCTTCATCAAACATCTCCCAGCGGCTTTGCAACTTTTTGGATTTGGGCAAGTAGGACAAGTAGAAAAAGTTTTCATTTTTACCTCTTAACGGCTGAAGATCCAACATAAAACGAGAATATCATCACTAATATCGTGTCGAAATTCTCCCTGAACATTACTGCATTCTTTATTGTGTGCCACTCGATCCAAGTTTTGCTCGTATCAATCAGCCCCAATAAATACTTACCACCAGACTTCATCTCAACTGGAACAGCGATATCTACTTTGCCGAACATCGGCGCAAGAACGATAACCGCCACCATCGCCATGAAGAATAGTACCAACACGCGCCTCGTCATGCTAGAGAATCTATCTTTAGATCTCAGCTCAAACTCTCTATTGGACATTTCAGATTGGGCCTTCATGCGCTCGACGTCAAACGTCAGGCGCTCCATCATCATTTTGTGTTGGTCAGATTTTGCCTTTTGCGCATTTGCCAGTAGGCCGGACACCACGCCCACGACATTGCCACCAATCGCAAGTATAACTTCTGTCGGAAGTCCAAACATTTATGTTCCACATGAAACCGAGTTAAATAAAATGCCGCCCTAAACGCACGTTTATAGTCATCATTGATAAGTCCTATACTGGTATTGCAATGATGACAAAGCAGTTTTCTTATTCTGCCAGTCACATGGCAGTGGTCAACATATAATTTGCCTTTGCTCGTATCCTTGCCATTAATACCGCAGATGGCGCACTCATTGCCTTGCTTATACGCCATTTCGACATAGTCAGAAAAGACTATCCCGTATTTGTGCTTTAAGTGATGATCACGCCGCTGTTCTGGCGTTTTTCCTCTTCTTCGGCGTTTTTGCTGTTTTTGCGGCTTTTTTGAATTGCTCTGCTGTTGGCGCACCTTTGGTTCCGACCTTCCTCATCTTTTCGCCACTGCCAGCGGCAATACGTTTTCGTTTAGCGTGTATGTTCGCGTACAGTCCTTTTTTGGCCATTACCATTTCACCTTATCTGCCCAATATGCGGCGCTCATTTTGCCTTTAGCAATGTTCTTGGCGTGTCTTGCCTTGAACGACTTTTGACGTGCGGTTGGTTTTTTGTCGCCACTAACACCTTGCTGTCCGAACCTGATGGTTTTGATTTTATCGCCTTCTTTGGCAACAACGACGTGCGACTTTGTCGGATGACTTGGCGTTCTCTTTGGCTTGTTGTATCCAGAAACTCCAGCCTTCGCCAATCTACTGTCCTTTGTGGGCATCACTTTCCTCTAGTAAACGTAACCTAACGTGAATGTCTGACAATCTCTCAATGATTTCTTCTTTGAGTTCCTGACGCGCAAATGCATTGCCAGGCGATGGGATGATCTGGCCTTGCGGGTCAATCAACATCATCATGTTGGCGCGGATCAACTGGATGTCAGACTGAATCTGACCAATGCTAGAAATGACCCACCACATTGCCGCCAAAAGAACTGGAACTAAACTTGCGAGCGCTTTTGATAGGTCAAAGTCTTTCATCGAAATAACGAACGTTTTGCGTTCGACTTCTTCATCAAACGCTGACGCTGTTTCTTGTTTAGTTTTGTTCGCTTCGGGATTGGGCGAACGATCTCTTTATTACTTTTTACCATTCCACAACTCAAACAAAGTTCTTATTTTCTCTTCGAGATGTTTCAATCTCAAAAGAGTCTCACTACGGAAACTGATCAACATCGCGGCCAGTATTCCAAGCGCCGAGATGATGGGCCAAAGTTCAACAAATTGGCTCACTTATCTGCCTTGCGATCAATCTTTTCGTCGATTCCATCAAGTTTGCACATGATGCGATCAACAAACTTTTCAAACTCTTGTTTCTTCAGATAGTCTCCAGCGACCAATACCTCGATCTCGCTGAGTCGTCTATCTGTTCTGGATTGGGATTTCTGCAAGTCCCTCATGCCGATAAATATCAGGCTTGCTAATGCACCTAATAAACCGCTGACTCCGCCGAGGAGCCAGTTGATGAAAGACTGATCCATTTTAGAACGTTCCTTCCCAGACTCTAAATTTTGCAAAATCACCTGAAAGTATCTTTCGTTTAATCACTTCCTGTGCCGCACCTTTATCTGACCAGTCTACTCCAGCCTCTTTCAACCATTGCGCCATAATGTGCATTGGTATCCGTCCGACAAGTCTATTATCACCTTTTTGTTGATCGAATCCAGCATCTTTTAAATGCTTTACTTGTTTAAGTGTTGGATCGTTGTCGTATACGCTTTCGATTGTAAGTGTGTCCCCACCATCATCATGGTGGACTATCTCTTTAATCTTACTCAAACTGACCTCCAGATAAAAAAAGGGAGGGCACTAAGCCCTCCCATACACCTGATTAAGATGTTGTGTTGTCAAAAATACCGCCGTGCGCTTTCTCGTTGTTACACACGAGAGTTAGCTCGGTGACAATCTGACGTTTTGTTGCATCGCCTGTCTTAGCAAGTTCGCTGTTCTTGGTAGGACGTAGAACTGCTACTGACCACATGTCATCCTGCATGATGAACACGTCTCGTGAACGGTTCTCACGAGATGGCATGAAGTTTACTGTTCCCCAAGGAGTAACGTAAACGTCAACCGCGTTGATGACACTGTTAGTACCACCGACAGATGCACCAATTGTCGAACGCTGGTTGTTCATACCTGTGAAGGCAAGAGCCTTGTTCATCTGGAACGCTGAGAGGTAAACCGTGTCAGGATCACCGCCCTCTTCCCAGATTGACTGCATGACACTGTCAAAACGAGTTTGGTCAAACGCCTGAAGCGTAGTCGTCTCGTCTGTACGAGCATCAGTACCGTCGCCAGTAGGATCACTACCTTCGTTATCACCGAAGTCAGTGTTGGTGATCAACCATGCAGGAGCACCAGCAAGTTCACGCGCTGTTGATGAATCGCCAGCAACGCGAGCGTTGTTGTCTAGTAGACTCTTCTCTACGTCGAGCTTTTGCTCTTTAGCAGTCTTGAGCATTTGATATGCAATCTCTGATGCACGACCAGCCTTCTTCAAACCGCTATCTGTATCTGGGATGACGACTGCGTTCTTAAAGATCTGGGTGTAGTTGCCTCGACGAGTCGTAGCTGATCTTGAGTTAGCAGTTGTGTCATCACCTTCAACGTGAGCGTTAGTGGTTGAAGCGCGGAGCGCGTCAGTTTGCCACTCATGGAAAGTGTTTGCCGCTTTTACTTTTTTACACTTTGAGTAAAAAGGGGTCGCCTCTGGGGAGATGTCGTAAATGACATCTGAGAGGTCTTCGCGAATACCGACAGCATCGTAGCTGTCGAAAGTGTTGCTTTGTTGTGCCATGATAATTACCTTTCAAAGTTATTCATTAACAATTAATCCAACGAGATCTTCGATCCGTCCTGATGATTTAAATTTGGAACGTTGTCGTTCCAATTGTTTTGCTTCTCTGCTTGATTGATTCTTTCTTGCCCCAGGTTTAATTACTGGTTTCGCGCCCTTTGCTTTCGCTTGAGCCTTCGACTTGCCAGACATTATTTCCCGATATCGCATGGCGTCATGAAGAACAAGAAAATGCTTACTATCAGTAAGATCTGATAATTCCTTTTCAGTAAAACCATAACGATTAAACGCAACATCGATCATCTTCTCCCGTATCTTAGGAGACTTTTGTGGATCTGCCATCTCAGGAAGCATTTGTACTAACTTTTGTGTTTCCATTTGAAGTTTGTACTTCTTTGCTTGTTCCTGATGTTGCAGTGCCTGCGCTTGTAAAAGATTTTGTTGTTCAAGGTCTCTTTTATATTGCACCATGTTGTGATCGTATTTTGCTTTTTCCTCCATATAGGCTAACGGATTTTCTCGTTGTAGCTCTATTGGAGGTAACGTGGGCTCAACCAATATTGCCTGTCCAGACCTAACTCTTTCTATTTCTGCGGCAAACAGATTGGCTTGTTGGCTATACTGCATAAAGGCCTCTTCCGCTTGTTTTCGTGTAGCGGCGACCTCCTGCATGCCTTGTTGGATATACTGCTGGCCTGAATAACCTCGCTTGAGCTCCTCAAGGGTGACCTTAGTCTCAACGCCATTAACTTTGACGTCGAACATTGTAGGTTCCGTAGGCGCTGGCTCGTCTTCAGCCTCATCGTCATCCTCACTTGCTTCGACTTCTACTTCATCTTCCTCGCCGTCGTCGACCTCGGCGTCATCGTCATCATCCGATTCCGATGCTTCCATCTCTGGAGATACATCCTCAGACTCAGAATTATTTTCTTGCTCAACCTCTTCGGCTTGGGCCTCTACTGTTTCTTCAACAGGCTCGTCTGGTTGGACTATGAGTGATACTGCCTGTTCTATACTTCCATCAAAGGTTTGTTCAGTCGTGTCTGACACGGTACTTACTCCTTATTATGTTTATCGAAAATCTTTTCGTCCGTTAATACGGTGTTGATATAGTCATCGATTAGCCCTAATGCACGAACAATGTCGTGCGCATCATCTCTAGCCTCCGTTGTTGAGTTTGTATCTAAAAAAATATTTACTTGCACCAAGCGCACGGCCTCCATGAGCTCCTGAAATACAGGATCATCTCTGAGCCTCTTAAGCTTTGATGCTTTATCTTTAACTGTTCCCATTAAAACCTACCGCCAGAAACTGCCTGTGCCGGAGCCTGATCTGGATATCTTGATGCCTGCTGTGCTCGCTTAATTTCTTCAACATCAATCTTTGTTCCGTATTGCGCCAACAGTTCGGCCGCTTTAACCAACAAATCTTGATCCATCTTGTCACGCTCACGATCATCTTGCGCAATTGCTTTCTGTGCATCGACTTGCATTTTAACAAGATCACTTTGAGCCTTCGCTTGAGCTTTGAGTTGCTCGGCCTGTACCATCGCAGTGCCGGGATCTAACGGCTTGCCTTGTTGAGCCGCCTGCATCATCTTCATCATGATCAACTGCTGTTCTGTCTGCTCATTCATTGGCGAGAAGTATCTGTCGCTGTTTCTTACGCCAGCAATTGCCATCATATCTGCCAGTGTGTTGCGGATAAGAGTCATTGTCACGAGACCGTTACCTGGGCCGTATGTCTGCCAGATCTGCATCTGTAACTGCAACATTTGCTGAAGTACAGCAATCTTCTCGTCTTCCTTACCTGTACCAAGACCGACGTTGCACATCACGTCCATGCTTGTGTTCCATCCTCTCGGATCGACCGGCACAAACTGACTGTTCATGCGCATCATTTTCTCTTCGTCTGTATTCTCAACAAAGAGCCTGAGCATTAACTTAAATAAGCGCTTCATGCCGCCCTCGGCAAGATTTCTCGCCATAACTTCAACCTGAGCCGCGCCAGCCTGTTTTGTGATCTGAGCGGCTGTAGCAGTAGCATTCTGCAACGCATCTGGATCAAGGCCCATAGACGCCCTAGAAACGCCTGTCTTGGTCTCAATTGCCTCATCCATATACTGAATGGCTGAGAGCGTTTGAGCCGCTACAAACGGCACAGCGACCTCCTGAATGGCATTTGGCGCTTTCATACGAATAAGGCCGCCAATCTCATTGTTCAGTAGGTCATCGACGTTAACCTGATTCTCAACAAAGCCAAGCCTTGGATTATTCGTTAACGCTACGTTATCGAGTACGCCACGCAACATAGCGGTTGCGGCGTCTTGATCGTCCATAATGAGATCGGCGATTGACCGGCCAAAGAATGCGTGTGGCTCTGGATCGACCTCAAATACGGCAAATGGCACATAACCAAATGGCTCGTAATCGAGCAACTTGTAGTTACTACCGCCAAGCGTGAACTTGTACATCTGGGCAACGCCAGTGCCCTCGATATCCATCTTCATGTACGCCTCGGTGATGGCAACGAGTCGCATTGAGATATCCTCAGTCTGCTCTTCCTCTTCCATTTGATAACCACGGCGCTCAAAGTCCTCTGCCTCTGAGTATGTATCGCTAGATCCGATGCCGTCTAGGTTTGAGACTTCATCGAAGTCATATCCCATGTTTACGACGTCAGATACGCGCATTTCTGTTCTGTGAGCAATCACATAAAAGTCATCAATTGATCGGGCATTTCTGTCCACCATAAATTCCTCTGGCGGAACAGATTCGACCATTAACTTCCCTTTTTCAGTCTTTCTGCTAATCGTGACACTATGTTCTGGTAGCTCCACTTCCATGCCCATTTGATCAATGGAAACAGACATTTCTTGAGAATGTTCCAGAACTTCAACATCATCGTCATTAACAATGACAGCAAACTCTTCATCCGTGAGATTAGTATAACTATAGGTTTCAGCATCGGTATATTTGTCCCAATAAACT